GCCACCTTCGCGCGCTTGGGCGCACCCTCGCGCCCCCAGATCAGGACATTGTCGATGCCGCTCGCCTGCAGCGTCGCGCCCTGGTTGGCATTCAGCGAGGTCGTGGTGGCGTAGGTGCCATCCGATTTCAGGTAGTCGAGCGCAACGCTGGTGGTGATGGTGCAGGCGCCGAGGTTGACGCCCTCGATCCAGAGTTCCCCATGCACGCCCGCCGGTGGCCAGTTGGTGATGACGAGCGTATGCGCACCCGGGCTCGGCGCCCAGACCTGGTAGCGGCCGTCGCGGTAGTCGAGAGTGTCCACGCCTGCATTGACCGTCTTGACCTTGTCTCCACAGTCCGCGAGCACCGCGCCGGTGAGCGCATGGTCGCCCATGGATACATCGCCCGCGAATGCCCCGCCTGCCTTGTCCATCTTGCCGTTGAGCGCGCCCGCGGTGATGCGAAGATCGACCTTGTCGCCGGCCGAGAAGGTCAGGGCCGTTGTTCCCTCCTGCGCGCGCGCGATTGTCAGCACGTCTCCCGTGCGGGCGGTGGCCTGGACGATCTCGTAGGCCGGCGTGCCGCCGACCAGCTTGGTCAATGTCAGCATGCACCAGTCGCCCGCGCTGAGCGCAGGAAAGAGCAGCCCGTCGCCGGGGTTGACCGCGAGCGAGGTGGCAGTGGTCGAGAGCGCCCCGGCCAGCGTTGATGAGCAGTTGTTGGTGAACAGGGCACCCATTAGAGATCCTTCACGCGGATTTTGAATTCGGTTTCCTTGACCCGCCCGCCGGCTGTCGAGGCCGCGACCGTGACCTTGTAGGAGGCCTTGTCGACCCCGCCCGTGAGCCAGACCTTGACGATCGGCGAGGACACCTGCACCGCGGCGACCGCGAGCTCGCCGGTGACGTCGAGGACTGCGGTGGCGCTCAGGATGGTGTCGCCATCGGGGAGCCAGGCCGAGAAGTCGACGTCATAGTCGAGGTCGTCGGCGGGCTGTTTCGGGAAAGTCTGCATCAGGGATTCCTTTGTCGGGCAACGGTATGGGTGCGGTCCTCCGCGGCGACAGCGAGCGTGCGCGCGGCGGGGGCCAGCGCGATGCCGTCAGGCCGGGCATCGACAGCGATGCGACGCGACGGGTGCGCCGGCGCGAAGCTTGCCGGCACGCGCATCGGGCGCGGGATGCCGGCCTTGCCGTCGAGCGTCAGCGGAGCGATGCCGGCGCCGCGGGTCGCAACCGTGCCGCGCACCACCGCCGAGAGGGTCAATGCCGCCCTGCTTGTCGCCGTCACCGCGATGCGCCCGATGCCTTGCGCCGTCATGACCATGCGCGCCCGGCCGCCGATCCACGGGATCACCGTGCCGGCGCCGAGCGCGTCGAGCGCCAAGCCTGCCCACTGCGCCAGCGCATGCAGCATGAGAGTCGCCCGGCCGGTCGCAGCGATCGAGAGCATCAGGAATGCCTCGCCCAGCACCGCGACAATCCCTTGCCCCTGCCCGTTCGCGGCGAGCTGCGCCTGGCCGGCGCCGTGCATGACGAGGTAGCCGCGCCCATCCGCATCGAGAAGATGCGCCGCCGCGCCCTGCCCGAACAGGGTCGCGGTGCCGCCAAGCGGCGTCGCGTTGAGCGCGTAGACGTTCATGTCAGGCGAGCGTCGCGGTCAGGGCGTTGACGTCGAACACGAACACGTCGCCGGTTTTCAGGAGGCGCGGGGTCTGCAGCGGCGCCTTGATCCGCATGGTGCCGTCTTCGGCCTGGTAGAACACCGACCAGTGGGTGATGGTGAGGTCGGCAATGCCGTCATAGCTAGGATAGGTGATCTGGTTGACGTTCTGCGACTGGCCCGCACCGCCGCTCGAGGCCGACCAGCCCGTGCCGATCGCCCCGCCCGCTTCGGCCTGGCGCCGCACATAGGCCGGCCACAGGTCGACCGTCACCTCGTTGGCGCCGTCGCCGCCCGGGTCGTCGGTATGCAGCGCGATCCATGTTGCCGTGGGCAAGGTGAGTGCTGCCCCGCGCAGGAGGGCGTTGAGGATGTCGTCTTTGGTCTGGTCCGAGGCTGCTGCCATACATGCTCCTAGAAGAAGTTCGCTTTGGTGCGCACGCGCGCGCGCTGCTGTCCGGTGATGCCCTTGCCTGACAGGCCTTCGAGCTTTTTCTCGAACGAGGCGAGGAAGCCCGCCCCGAGGTCGCCATTGGTGTAGGGCTGGTTCGGCATCATCAGGATGCGGCCGAGCGCGCCATGGGCGATCACTTCGCGGAACTGGTCCGGCAGGAAGTCCGGCAGGTCGAGGCAGTCCTGGCTGGGCTTGAGCCACAGCGACACCGCGACCGTGCCTTCTTGGCCGGGCACGAGGCGCAGCGTGTTCGGCTCGATCTGGGTCAGGAACTGCGGCTGGCCGGTCAGCGAGCCGTCGCGCCAGCCGTCCATGCGTTCGTCGAGCCAGGCGACAGTGCGCGGCTCGAGCGGCACGCCATTGAACGACACCCGCTCGATGTCGAGCAGGACCGAGCCGTAAGGGGTGGTGATCGCTTCCGCGTCTGCGGCCGAGACGTCGAACTCGTCCTCGTAGCGCCACAGGCGGGTGCGCTCGCAGAACTCGGTGGCAGCCTGCCGGATCGCGAAATGCGCGGTCGGGATGGCGCAGCCAGGCGCGTAGGGGTTGATGCTCCCGAGGAAGGCGTCGAGTGGTTTCATCAGGTCGAGTTCGCGTGGGCGGAGTTGGCTTGCGCGGCCTGGGCGGGTGCCCCGATCGCATCGGTGAAGGCCTGGTAGTGCAGCGCCGCGGTCTGGCCTTGGCTGTATTCGCTGTCCTTGGTGTGGCAGCGGTACATGGCCCAGTTCAGTATGGCGCCGGTGAACTCCACGCGCAGGTCGATCGAGTCCGTGATCGCGGTGACGGCCGGCGGCGGCTCGGCCAGCAGCGCCTCGACCAATGCCCCCTCGACGGCCGGCGGGTAGACGTAGAAGGCGGTCGGCGAGCGCTCGTCGATCATGTAGTGGCGGGTTTCCCCGGCGCGGCCCGCGTGCCAGTCCGAATCGACCGCATCCATCTGCTGGCGGTCGGTGATGCGCACCGCCTTGCCCGGTTTGCCGTCCGACCTGATGTTGCGCACGATGTCGAGCACCTGGCTGGTGCCTTGCGGCGCCTGCTGGAAGGTGCCGGGGTCGAGGGCGATGAGCTTGGTCACGGCGCGGGCGGCCGGGCGGCGGAGCACGATCTCGCGTGCCGCATCGTTGAACCAGTTAATGCGCTCGTCTAGCGGCCAGCGCACGCGGTCCTCGTCGCTCATCATCGCCGACAGGCGCGCGTCGAGATCGGCCACCTTGATCTGGACGATGTTCTGCGCGACCGATTCCGGCGGGGCGGTATAGGACAGGGCAATGGTCATGCGCGATCCTTATGCTGGGCTGGGGTTGGGGTTGGCATGGTCAGGGCGCGTTCGTGTAATACTCAGCCATGAAATACAGCGTGAGCGTCGTGCCCGGAATGTCGGTGGCCGGAACGGTAGCGATGCTGGTGCCCGATGCGGACTTGCGTAGCTGCACCTTGTTGTCGTTCGGGGCGATGATGCCGGACAGGATCACGCCACCGGATGCCAGCGTGAAGCCGCTGAACAGATTGATGGCCACCGTCGAATTCATGCCGTTGTTCGCCGCCACGAACGGCAGGCCGCTGATCTGGACGCTGCCAGCCATGGCCGCGTCCTTGGCCGACACCGTGATGTTGGCAAATGTTACGACCCGGTTCCCGCTGCGCGTCCAGAACCCTTTCTGTTCGCTGTAGGTATGCGTCCCGGCAGTCGTGGTCGCAATCACGACCGGAGTCCAGTTGCCGGACGATTCGCGCAGCGGCGCGATGCCGGAAACCGTGAAGTTGGCCGCCTTGGACTGCGCGAACGTGGCCGTGAACGTGGACGAAGTGGTTGCGGTCACTGCCACCAGTTCCGCATTCGTGCCATCACGGTTCGCGCACAGCAGTTGCTTGCCCGGCATGATCCCCACCATCGACGCCGGGGTGCAGGTCTGCGTGCCGGAACTGATCGCGCCCGCGTGCACGGTCGTCACCGTCTGGTTGACGACGTGCTTCTGGAGCGCGGTCGAGTCGCTAAAGTTCAGCACGTTGCCGGTGCCGTAGTTCGTCAGCACCGCCATCTGGTTGCCGCTGATCTCGACGCCCGCACCCTTGTGAGGGTTGCCAGAAAGCAGGATGCCACTGGTATTGGCAAACCCGTTGCTCTTGATCGAGCCGCCAATTGCCGCCTGCAACTCGATGGCGTAGCCAGTGGCCCCCGGCGCGAAATTGTTGGAATTTACCTCGATCGCCTGGCATGGGCCGACATACACGCTGTTGAGCGCCTTGGTGTCCATCAGCTTGACCGGGATGCTGGTTTGCGCCTCGACCTCGTTGCGCGAGAAAACCAGCGCGCCGACGCCAGCGAACCACGCGGCAAAGGCGCAACCGTTGATGTTATTGTCGGTAAAGACGTGGTTGCCGCCGCCATCATCCAGAATGGCATAGTTGCTGCTGGTCGGCCCGTTGAACTGGCTGCGGGTGACGGTAATGCGGTTCGTGTAGCCGGAACTGGCCCCTGCCGAATGCTCGGAACCGTTGACCAGCCAGATACCAACGCCGCTGGCGGCTACGAGAAAATCGCACACGTCAACGGTCGCCACTTCGGTCTGGTCGAAAATGACGCCGTACTTGAAGCCCGAGAAGTACACGTCATACAGGTCGATGAAGGTGCCGCCCACGTCCACGAAGCCGCCGCCCGTGTTCGCGCCGTTGGTGTTGACCACGGAAAGATTGCGTAGCCCGACATACGCCCCGGTGCTGGAGTTAATCGGCCAAGTCGATTGCACGCCGTCGCCCGCGTTGGTGAACTGGAGCGTGCTGGCCTTGCGCCCGCGTCCGCGCAGCGTGGTTTTGGCCTGCATCACGATGGACGAACCGCAGGTCAGCGTGCCCGTATCCATCTCGACCACGCCGCCGCCGATGCTGCCCATGTAGTTCACTGCCGACTGAACCGCCGCCGCATTGTCCGCCGCTGCCGTGCTGGCACCGAACCACGCCGCCTGCACCACGCCTGCGGGATGGGCACGCTTGTACCGCACACCACCCGAAGTCACGATGACCGTCCCGCCATTGTCGGTAGTCGTCATGTCGTGATCGTCGCGAACGAATAGCCCAGCAATGCCAGAAGGCGCTGCACTAGCCAGGTAGCCCGTCACATACACGCTCTTGCGTGTCCCGGTGTAGGCGCGCAGGGCGGTGTAGTCCGCGAGTTGCAGGGCGGCAAGGTCGCTAGCGTTTGATACAATGTTCGCTGTGTTGGTTGCTATGCTGGCCGTATTCGCAGCAATGGCCGCTACATTGGCCGTCAGCTTCGCCTGCACCGTGGAATTATCCGAGGTGCCAATCAGAACTGCCCCACCAGCTCCTGCAAGGGTCGTGCTGGTCGGGCGTGCCGCCAGCGCATCGGCAACAGTTTCATCGGGTCCATGTCCGATCTTGGTGGCCGCGTCATCCTCGGCCAATGATGAATATGTGACGCGCTCGGGGTCTTCCTGCGCATCGTAGAGCTTGACCGGCCCGACCGTGCCCAACACTGCGCCGCCCGCCGAGAGCTCCAGGAGGTAGTCGCCATTGGGCGCATAGAACGCGAACTCGCCCATGGCGCCCGAGGTCAGCGGGTTGCCGGTCGGGTCTCCCCCATTGGCGGCGTAGATCGTGGCCAGCGTTCTGTCGAGCAGCAGCACGCGCACCGAGGCGCCCTGGATGACGTTGCCCTTGAGGTCGGTGACGATGTCGGCGTAGTGCTGCATCCTGGCTCCTTATTGGGCGAGTGCTTCGCGGATCTTGTCGAGGCTCCAGCGGCCGTGCGGCGCCTTGCCGAATTTCGCGCGGTACTGCTCGACGAAGGCGGTACGTTCCGGATCGGGCTGGGTGTCGCCGGCCAGCCGGTCAAGCTGTTCGTCGATCAGGTCGGCGCGCGCGTCTTCCTCGAGCGCGTTCCATGCAGCGGCATCGAGGCCGGAAGCCTGTTGCGTCAGTGCGACGATGTCGGCGAACGCATAGGCCTTGCCGGCGAATTCGTAGCCGTCGAGATAGCCGGAGGCGCCCAGCAGGGTCTGGTCGGCGGGAGCAGCATCGGATGCAGGCTGGGGCGCGGCAGCGGCGGCTTTCTTGCCGACTGGCTTGCCCTTGCCGCGATAGACGCCATACGCCTCCGGGATCGCAAGAAAACGATCCTGGTGCGCTGCGCTCTCGACGGCCGCAACATGCGCGCCATCGGTGAGCGGCAAGAAGTGGTAGTCGGTCGTCTCGATCCGGACGTGGGTGCCGCCCGGCCGGATCAGTTTGCATTCGATGTCCATGCTCTCTCCCATATTGTGGTGACGCGAAAAGCGAGGGCCGCAGCCCTCGCCTCAGGCGCTTTAGAACGCCAGCTTGTGGTCTGCCGCATGCATCATCACGCGCACGCGGACGCGACCGGCGACGGGGGTGCCGGCCTGGGTCGAGATCTTCACGCCGATGGAGCGGTCCTGCTCGGTTGCCTGGATCTTGAAGGCCGAGGCAAGGGAAGCCGCATCGACGCCGCCGGTCTGGGCCTTGGTCGAGCCCGAGAACAGTTCGGCGCCGCAGGTGCGGGACGTGTCGGTCGAGC